CACATCTTCCTTATACCTTTCGTCAAAAACAAAATGATTTCTTATAAATTCACTATTACTCAAAATCCTAGCTTCTTTTGGAATCGTAACCGTAAATGGCTTAACCTTTGTCGTATTACTCAAATCTCTCTTTAATAACATAAACGCAGCAGCTCCTATCCCATTTACCTCCAAAAACACTTCCTCTATGAAATGCTCCCTAGTTTTATCTATCATCCTATCGTTCACTACCTCTATACCCTCTTTACTATGAACCACCGCCTTAACAAAGCATAACAACTTCCTTTCTATAATCGCAACGTGCATAAATGGAATACTATAATAATCTCCACCTACATTCGCTGGGTCGCCTACCGCAAACTTCCAAACTATACTCTCAAACGGTATATTGCTGAAATTCCAAAACTTTAAACTCTGTAATGGCAATAACTTACCTTTTAAGTCTTGTGGGTTCTGTTGGTACTGCGTTTCAAACACATTCTCATCAATTTGCCGAATATTGTTCAATTCCTCCAACGTTTGCTTAAATTCCCACAACGCATGCTCTACTCCATACTCATCTGTAGTAATACAGGGTATATCTATAAATTCCCACCTATCTTCCTCCGTTTCCCTTAAATACCCTATCAAATCATTACTATGCAACCTTTGCCCTATAACTATAATCGGTGTATCTCTACTATTGGTTCTTGACCGTATCGTATTCTCAAATCTCTCATTTACTCTCTGCCTTTTCAAATCCGACAACGCATCGTCAGGTTTCAAAGCATCATCAATTATAATCGCTCCCGCAAATGAATTTCGCTTCTCATCTGGCATCGCTCCCAATAAATCCCTATCTACCTCTCCTGCTCCAAAACCTGTTATCTGCCCACCCGTAGCTGTAGCATAAACTCCGCCACCTTCCGTAGTCGCCCACTTACTTTTACTCGCACTACTCTTGCTTAACTGCACATAAGGGAAAATACCACCATAATCCTCACTATCTATAAAATCCCTTACGCTTTCACTGTTGTCCTCCGCCAAACTACCAGAATAACTCAAATGTATAAACTTACTACTCGGATTGTGTGCCAATCCCAATGCAATGAAATTCTTAACAGCCAACTCTGTCTTGCCATATCTCGGAGCTATGCTTATACACACCCTCTTTAAATCGCCACGCAAGATTCTATCCATAGCCTTACAGATTATCTCGTGATGACTATTGACAACAAAACTCCTATTAAACCGCTTTTGAAAAAAATACCTAGTAAATGACAAACTATCTCCCATTAACCTAGCTTGCAATATCTGTAAAGGACTTAGTGTTTCTAACATAGAAAAATATTTGATGTAAATTTATAAAAAATTTTTTTTAAAAGACCAATTTACTCAATAGAAATATCCCCTTACTATTATTAGTAAAGTTAAAGTGCAAATATAAATAAAAAATATTTAATATTACTACTGTTTCTATAAAAAATATTAATCTCTCTTTTGGTATTCATAAAAATTATTAATGTAATTGGTTAAAACTAACAAATTCGGATTTATGTGGGTGGAAATTGCTAAAAATTATTTTAGGGTTTATAACACCTCCTCCTCCGCTCCTTCAAAAGTTCCGTTTCTTTGGTACGCCTCCCGTTTGCAACCGTTTCAGCGTTCAACCGTTTCAGGGTTCAACCGTTTCAGGGTTTACGCTTCGGTATGATCTATATTAATGGTTCCTTTATCAAGTTCCATTAATATTTGGTTAACCTGTTCCATATTTAAAGGTGCGCTCGTTTTAATGTCCGCGTCGATTTGCAAGCGGTCACCATATTTTTTAGGCGCTAACTTAGACAATAGCCATTTTTCACTATCGATTATAAGTCGATCCCTTTGAACTGCTACGGGATTGGGTTTTATATTGCCATCTTTATCAGTATAAAAATCATTACTTCGGTTGTGTGCTAATTTGATAATTCTTTCGGCTTTGAGGTCGTTTCTGGCTTGGATTGCTCGCGCATATAATTCGATTAATCTATCGTCTTTCTCGATATAGTCAAGAAACGTTGTACCGTTCATACCTATTTGTTTGGCTGCTTTGTTCATAGGTAGTCCTTTGTTACCTATCAAGTCAATAACCGTTAACGCTTGATCCTGTAGGGTCTGCAACCTTTCAGGCGTTAACCTTCTCTTTGGCTCGTTTGTTAGTTCACTTCCCGCGCTTGTTACCTTCATGATGTATTAATTTAGTTTATGCAAAGTTAGAAACGTATAAATAAATTTATACCTTAGTATAAAAAGTATAGTATAGTATGTTAAATATATGTTAAAATGTATATAAATATTATTATATAAGTATATTATATGTATCTTTACATAGTAATAAAAAAACAAATATTAATCTATAAATAATTAACAAATGAAAACATCTAAAATTTTAAAAGCAATTAACAATTTTTCAGAACTTGACTTAATTGAATTAAACAACATTTATTGTGATAGTATCAATAATCCAGATAGTCAAATATTCGGAAACGATGAAGATTTTTTTTCTACATTTTATCCTAATCCTGGTGATGGTATTAAAGTAGCTCAAGCCATTTTTTACGGTGATTATAACTATTCACATGAGTACGTTAAATTTAATGGTTATGGCAATTTACAAAGTATTGGTTATTTTGAAATTTCTGACTTATGCGAATTGCCTGAGGTAATGGCTGAATATATTAGTGAGAATTTCAACGAATTTGAACACTTATTTAATTAACATTATGAGAAGCCGTAAACCTAACAATATTCAATCTACAGTTATAGCAACCGAAATTTTTATCACAATAACCATTTTATTAACTTTTATACTTAATTAATCATGAAAAAAATACTTTTACTTCCGATTTTAGCAACTTTATTCAGTTGTAGCAATGAAGCCTTAACCGATAACAATATAGTTAGTGAGGCTTCTAATACCGATAAATGTACGTTAACCTGGTTGGGTTCTGGCGAACTTATGTTAATTGACAAAAGTCAATCTTTGCCCGATACTATCTTAAAAACTTCTATAAATGGTATTAAAAATATTAACCTGGTTAAACGCCGTTACTATCAATTACAAATTGATAACTCAAAACAAGTTTTCGTATCAATAACCAACGACAAACAAGAACTAGTTAACTATTCTGGAGCAACAAACGGGTTAATATATCAATTTTTTAATAAATAAATAATCATGCAAAATTTAACAAAAAAACAATATTACAAAGGTTTAAATAATAGATTTGATAATAGAGTAAAAAAGTTATTAAAAAACGATTTTTACTACGATCCAATTTTAGTTGGTTTTAGATTAAAAAACAGACCTCAAACAAATAACAGTAATTTTATTTTAAATTCTGTAGTAATGCATTCCGATAAAAATCATTTTAATAACTTATTTTAATAAATAAATAATCATGCAAAATATTATAAACAATTTAAACAACTTGAAAAGTACATGTATTGATAATTTTGAAATCAGTACAATAAACAAATGTATTTTAGAAATAAACAAAGGTAAAATTGAGAACTTAAAAAAAGAAATTCAATTTGAAATTGATAATTACCAACAATACATAAATTTTATGTTTTTTACTCAACTAAAAAAAGCTATTAACAAATAAAAATAAATAATCATGTATACAAATATAATTTTTCAAAATAAGTATTGTAAACTTTATTTTAAAGATACATTAATAATTTTATCAAGCAAAAAAGACTATTATAACGACGTTTATTTTACCTCGTTTCAATCCAGCCGTGAATATATGGCTAAAATGGGAATAACAATATAAAAACTAACTTTTAAAACTTAAAAACATGCAAACAATATCTTATAATTTATGTAAAATAGCTGAAAATAATAAACTTATTATAGAAATTTTAGAAAGTAAAATTGAATTAAATAATAAGCAGCAAGAGAATTTTTGTAATTTAATAAATAACACTCAAAAATTAATGTACACTACAACTATTGACTATTTAACCTTTAAAAACAAAAATAAGGATCTTGAAAAGATAACAATAAAACCATATCAAAATAATGTGGTTTCAATAGTTAGAAAATCATTATTAGAAATAAGAAAAGAAAGTAATTTTATTTTTAATAAAAAATATATTAATTACATAGAATTTAATAATCACTAAAAACTAACTTTTAAAACTTAAAAACATGCAAGAATATTTATTTATCGATGAAGGACCAGGTAATAACGAAAGAAAAATTATAAAAAGAATAGTTTGCAATAATCGAAAAAATGCATACGAAAAACTAAAATTTTTATATCCTCAAACATATATTTTTATTTTAATCGAGGAAGGAAGGAAGTTTTTAAACTTCGAAGATTTTTTAGAAAATAGAAATTATCATAAAAACTAACTTTTAAGGCACTATTTTAATAAAATAACACAAATGTATTACTAACTTATTTTAGTGCCTTAAATTAACTAAAAACGATATGAAAAAGAATAACTGTAGCACTTTAGGTGACTTAAAAAAAATATTAAAAGATTTAAAAATACAAAATGATCCTTTGGATTGTGAATTAATAGCTTTTTACGAAAATAAAATTGAAATTGAAACTAAAAAAGCTATGCGAAAAATAGAAATTCAAAAAATACTTTGTCCTAACTTATATTAACTTTAAAAAACTAGAAAAAATGAAATTAAACGACGATTTTACAAATATTCAAGAATTTGAAAACGAAATAAAAAACAAAGATTTTTTTAACCTTTGGCTACGGTTTCAGACCGATGGCGAAAATGGTTTTGATTATTCAGATTTGAGTGTATGGCAAGAAAAATTTGCACCTTTTGGATTAACTTTTGATTATAGCCTGGACGCTGATCCTTTTGATTTTGAAATTAACTAACTTATAAAAAATAGAAAAAATGAATATAGAATTAAAAAAAGCAATAGTAAATTTTATTTTTGAAAATAGTAAAGAATTTCAAATTATAAATGCAACTGTAAATAATTTTAAACTTTACATTTATGATGATAAAGGAAATTTTTTAATCGGCGGTAAAGAAATATCAGAATTTATATCTAATGCAATTAAACTATTAAGATAAAAGAAATGAAAAATTTAAAATCAATTTACGAAAAAATCAGTTTCTTTTTATATGAAGGAAATTTTATGAATGTTAATTATTAAAAAATAGAAAAAATGAAAACAGTAAGAGAAAAAGTTATCGAACAAATTAGATTGCAAGAAAAAATACAAAAATTGTCTGGCATAAATTTAGTAACTTGTGGCAATTGTGGCACTATATTACTACATGATATTAAAGAAAATCAAATTGATTGTTTCGCTTGTGGTAATATGATAGATTCACAAGATTGTGCGGATTATTGGTATAGTGGATTAGAAAATTCCGATGAATATAATGTAAATTAAAAAATAGAAAAAATGATAAAATTAGCTGAAGAAACTCCTCACGAAAAATTTAAGACTGTAAAACGTGAACTTGGATTAAATAATCAAGATATTGCAAATATTGTAAACCAAAGTGTGCAAAATATAAAACAGCAGTCAGTACCTGGAAAAGAAATAGGAAAAATTCCTTTATTAATAAATTGGTTTTATGATAATTATTTGAAAGAAAAAAAGAAAAAAAATCGTGATGAGGATTATTTTATAATTTCTTTTTTAGTTTGGCTGGATCATAATTGTGAAATTAATCAATTTTCAACCTATGAATATCAAGGTAAAGAAAAAACCTATCGGGAACTACTAGGAATTTATAGAAAAAAATTAAATGAACTGTAATAAAAAACCCTCACTATTGAGGGTTTTTTTAATAATTCATTTTGCTATTGTAAATTTTAAAATCTTGCTTTTTTTCATAAAAATATTCTCCATCAAAATATTTATCTAAAAAAACAGAAATACTTGTTACTGAATAACCAATTATATTTTGAATATCTAATAATGAATTTTTATCAGAACAAAAATAAAGTTCTAAAATTTGATTTTTTTTTTCATCTGTCATTTGCTTACTTCCTTTAAATATTTTTTTATTCATTTTTTATTTTATTTAATCTTACAAAAGAATTATTATAATCTATCTCAATTTCAAAAAATTCTCTATCTACATCTAAATATCTAAATGTATAAACCCAATGATTTTTATAGGAATTATTGATATATTTTTGTGGAATTGTAGAAATTTTAGAAACCCCAGAAAGTCTGAAATTTCTACCTAATTTAGAAATTTGAGTTTCAAAATTTAAAAAAATGTAAGTTTCTGAATTAACTTTAATTTTGTCCATAATGAAAAGTATCTAATTTATCAAAATTTTTATTAAATTCAATCCAAACATAAACTTCAATTCCTTTCGCTCTTAATTCGTTAATTCTAAAACGTTGAATTTCTGAAAGTTTACCGTGTTCCTGTTTTACTTCGACAAAAATTGTCCTATTTTCTTTAACCGCTAATAAATCCATTATACCATTTTTATTGGTCTTAATCAATTTAACCACGAAGAAACCGTTTGCTTCTAGTTGCGTTATAATCTTTTTTTGAATTTTTTGCTCTAACATATAATTCTTTTTTTACCTTTTTTTATACAACAAATTAAAGATTTACTAACGTTAAATAATTTAGATAATTTTGGATAAGGTAAATTACTATTTTTTATTTCTAAAACATCAATATTTTTTAATTTTGATTTACAATTTTCTTCTCCAAATTTATTCAATCCTATTTTATAAGAATGAATCATGTTTTCACTTTGAGAACACCATTCAAGATTTTTAATATTATTGTTTGATTTATTTCCGTCTATATGATTTACTTGAATATCTTTATCTTTTTTTAATAAAAAATTAATAGCTACAAGTCTATGAATATAAAAATCTCTTGCTTTACCATTTTTACATAAATAAACTCTACAATAACCAGATTTTAATAATCTAATTTTCAATAATTTTTCTTTATTAGATTTATTATAATTTAAGCTTTTAACATTTCCTAAATTACTTATTTGATAATTTTCATAGTCTTTTATTGTTTTCCAATTTTCCATAAAATGTAAAAACCAACACATCAAAAGGTCGTAGTCTTTATCAGTGTTGGAATTTTATAATTTTTTTATTGTAGCTACGACCCTACTAATACAAATATACAAAATTATCTTCTAAATCTGCTAGGTATTTGCTTTATTTTTTCAGTTATTCCAAAATCTTTTTTATAAACTGCAAGTGTAAAATCTTTTTTATTCATCAAACTTTTATAAACCATTCTTTCGATTGACTTAGTTTGTCCGTTTTCTTTTGAAAATAACCAGAAAATTTGATTTTCCTTCCTATCAATAGAACTCATACGGTCACGAAATTGAAAATAAGTAGTAGCTGAAAAATCAATATTTAAAGCTACAATATAATTAGCTTTTTTTAAAGATAATCCTTCTCTACCTGCTAAAAATTGTAATGCAATCCATTTATCAGTACTATTAAATTCTTCTAAATCAGTTGTTAATTTATCTTTTAAAATTTCTTTCAACATATTTAATTCCTCTTTAAATTTATAAAATATTCCTATTTTATATTCTTTGAAGTTATCTCTAATATATTCGGCTTTTGTGTAATCGATAACTTTTGAAGTTCCATCTTCAAATTTACAAGTTCCTGATGCTAATTGTAAATGTTTTTGTTGGAGCTTAACGGCACTATCGGCAAGTATAACTTGATTATTTAAGTTTTTTACAACTAAATCTTTTCGTAAACGTTCAATAATTTGGTATGTTATCGGTTTCATTTGAATATCAATAACCATTTCATTTATAGTAGTTTGAAATCCTGATTCTTTTTGTGTAAAAGTTAAAACGTGAAATTTAATTCTACGGTTAATATGTTTAATATCGGCATTACTGTAATCGTTTATTTTAGTAAAACCTAAATGTTTGACTTTTACATCGACAAAATCCTTTGCCCATTTATAAAAATTTGAATATTCTTTAAATGGACTGTTATCAGAAACCCAAAATTGATGATAAATTTGTGAATATGATTCAGGCGACATTGTTCCACTCATTAAAATCATAGGAATTTTTGAAAATCTACTTTTATAAATTTTAGCAAAAGCATTTGGTTTTGGATATGATGAAAAAAGTCCATGAGCTTCATCACATACAATAACATCCCATTGATTAAATTCTATTTTATGTATAGATTCTTTATTAATAATAGTTAAATCAAATGAATAATTAAAATTATCATAATCCCATTGTATTGAACTAAATGCTTTTATCTTGGTAATAAACAAAACTTTTTTAGCTCCATATAATTTACAAGTTTCTAAAGCAATAAGGCTCTTGCCAATACGAACTTCACAAGCTAAATAAACTATTTTTTTATTTTTTAAAATTTCATTTGCTTGATTTGATAAATCGATTTGATATTTTCTTAATTTTAGCATAACCAGTATTTTATTTCTTCAATTAAGTTTTGTGTTTTATAGTTCATCCAACTATTTCTAAACCATTCAATTTTACTTTTTTCTGCAATTTGATTAAAAGTATTTCTTTTTTCTCTAATTCCTGATTTAACTGATTCAATTTTAGATTCAAGTTTTCCGATTCTATAATCTCGTTTTTCTCCTTCGTTTTCAATTCTTTTAATCTCTCTTTCAATAACTTTAATTTTTTTGTCTGCATCAATTTCAATTCCAAATCTTTGCTTTCTTGTTTGTAGCCAGTTATCAATTTTATCAAGTCTTGTTTTGATTTCTCCTTTAAAGTTAATTTCAAAGTATTTAACGTCTGTTGTGATTCCTGATAAACCTTTTTGTAATTCATCGGCAAGTCTGTTATATTGTGCTTCAAGTCCTTGTTGCTCTTGCTCAAATTCTCGCAATTTAAGGTTAATGTCTGCAAGTTTTTGTCTGTTAGATTCCAATAATGTTGGAAAAATAAGGTGTTTAGATTTGTTGTCATTTTTTAAGTGTATTTCAATTATTGGTACTTTTAAATTTTTTAATTTTACTATATCTATTTCAGTTTTAGCATTACTCCAACAAATCTCAATACAACAAACTAAATTATTTTTACTATCATAACATGATAAATCAGGTCTTTTTTTTATATCATGCCAAAATTCAGTAACTACGTTGTCAAATTCAATCCATTGATTAAAAATAGTATCAAAATATTTTTTATTATCCGCTATTTCCATTTTTGCATTATAATGCTCAGCACTTTCTTCTTTAGTTGAATTATTTGATATTCCAGCAAATGGATTAAAACCCTCTGACTTTAAAGAAAAATGATGTATATTTTTATCTCCAGCTCTAAAAATATAATCAAGTGGTGCATTTGGATATTTTCTGTATTGATTGCCTTTAATAGCTTTTGTAAAATGAACTATTTTATTAAATTCATCAAATAAACGTTCGTGTCTAACTTCAATCATTATTCTAATTCTTTAATATATTTATAAATCATTTGCAAAGAAACTCCTAACTGTTCCGAAACTTCTTTTTTATTCAAGTTTGGATTTGACTTAAACAAAGCTGTAAATTTATCTTTATTTGTTTTGCCATCATTAACTTTTAAAACTTTTCTAATTTCTGAAACTTCAATACTATCAACTTTTACTTTCTTAGCCATTGCAATAAAGTATTTAGATAGTTTTTCCGCTTTTAAAATAGATTCTACAGATATTTCATCTAAATTATAATTTACTTCTCCTATAGCTCCAAAAACGTGAATTAATAAAGCAAATCTAGGAATGTAGGATTTTTGTTTTGGTAACATCGATTTCATGTACTCATTTTCAGTTTCACTATTTTGAATTTCTGTAATATCATTAAAAATACGCATCCATTCTTTTTTAGATTCTGCATTAAATTTTACAATTTTTGGTGTTATAGCTCCGTCTAAATCTCTTTGTATTACCTTATTTCTAATAGTATCATAAAAAGCTATTATAGTATCACTATACCATTGTATAGTATCATAATTCATTTCATTATCATTATAACTTTCAATACTTAAATCTGGAAATGATAATAACATTCTATCCATAAATCCGTTATCTTTATTATCATCAGTATAAAAGCTATTAAAAATACTAGGTTGGATTCCACCTAGTACAGGAATTAAAGGCTTTGCAACAAATGAGCCAGCTCTTGTTAATCTATTTAAGTTTACGGACTTTCCACTCCATGTACTTAACCAAAATTCTAAGTCTGAACCTGGTTTATATTTATTCATATCCTTAAACCAACCTGCAAGTTCATCTTTAAAAACTCCTACAGAATTATCACTTTGTTGGTGTAAATCTACTAAGGCTTCAATAGTTATATCATTTGCTATAAATTGTTTTTTTATAGGCTTATTAACTTCCATGCATTCCTCTTGATCCTTCTTTGAAAGTCCACTATAGTACTCATACTTTTCGTACTCTTTTATGTAGTTTGAAATCTCTTTATTATTTATTTTTTCTAAAGGAAATATAATATTTGAAATAGATGGCGTTTTACCAATACCAGCTTTTCCAACGATTGCTACCCAAATAGTAGCATTTTCTGTCCATCCTCGCTTAACTTCTATTTGCATACTGTTACCGATACTCAAAGAAGTAAGCCAAAGTAAAGAGCAACTCATGTAATCTACTGAACTATCTAAGGTTTGATTGCATTCTAAAATATAAGCCTGAATAGATTTAGGAAATATATCAATAGGAAATTCTAAATCTGTTTTATTAATTACTATTTTTTCTTTAGGCTCTGTTTCTTTTTTTACTTTTCTACTTCCATAGCCATCAATATAAATTTGTTTAGCTGATGCACTAAAATCTCCATTGTGTTTTTGCCAAGTATAAGCTATGTATGGCGATATTGGTTTTTCGTGTGGGTATATCGTACCAGTTGAAAAAAGAAACATTATATTATCATTCTTAAAAATATAACCGCTATGTGGTGAAGTTCCACCGTATCTTTTTATAATATATTTATCTTTATGATTTCCTACTATTGTAAAGTCAGAAGCTACTACATCAAAAATACTGTTTTTATCATTAAAATCATCCCAAGGCAATATTTCTCCTTCTACATATTCGCTTTTTATTTTCTTTGTTTCTACTACTTCTTTAACAGGTTCTTGATAATCATACATTTTAGAGAAGCTAATAATAATATCTCTATCATCATCAGAAATAAAGTCAATATCATGGTAACTATTTTTATAAACTTTATTATCAGGATATGTAAAAATATAACCGCCTATTCCTCTAGTTTCAATTACAGCTTCTTTATGTCCTTTTAGTTTCGCTAATTTAAGATTTCCTTCAACTCTTTTAGATTTATAAAGTAAATGATAGCCAGCGTTTTTAGTTTTATAAACTACTACTTTATCTTCAAAATCTAAAATGTTATCTTTTAAATAACCAATAAATTCATTCCAAAAAGCAATTTGTTCTTTAGCAGTTGAAAATACTTTTAAATCTACATCAATACATTCTAAGTATTCAAATCCTGTAACAATACCAAAGTTATCTGTACTAGGTATTTCAAGTCCATCTTTTTTAACTATACCACCTTTATAATTAAAGTTTTTATAAAAGCTATCCCAACTTTGTTTTTCTGTTTGTGATTTTTTCCAGCTAAAGTTAGGCACTTTATTTTCTGATACAGTTATTAAAGAAAAGTTTTCATAGAACTTTTTTAATTTCGCTTCTTCCATAAATAATATTTTAAATAAGAAATCCGATTTATCCACTGCCTCTTACCTCAGTTTCAAAATCGGATTAATATAATGCTTTTTGTATTGTAAGAGGTAAGGCAAATATAACACTTTTTTTAATATAAAACACTTTTAAACTATTTTAAAATTTTTTAAACTTTTTTAAACTAATTTTAAACCAAACATTTCAATGTTTATAAGGGTTGTAGCGATTTTTAAACCTAGTTTAAAATTTTTTAGGTAAAAAATAATTTTTTGTAAAATAAAAATAAAATTATTATTATTTTTAAATTGGTTTAAAAGGTTTAAAATACTTTGTTAAGTACTGTAAAATAAGAAAAGTATGGTTTAAAAAAAGTTTAAAATAGTTTAAAATTTTAAACCTAGTTTAAACTAAAAAAGCCACCTTAAAAAGATGGCTTTATAAACTAATTTGTATGGCGTGTATTAATATTCTAAATCATCTTCTGGAGCTTCTTCGCTTTCTGATTCAATAGTAGGCTCTGCTTTTACAAGATATGCTTTTAAATACGTTTCTAATATTCCAAAAGCTTCATCTGCTAAATCCATTTCAGATTCAGAAAGTGATTTATCGAAATCAAATACTGGAGTGTAATATTTTACAGCACCTTTTTTGCCTTCTAATGATTTAGAAACTGTTACCCATTCATCAGGAAGCCTAGAACGGTTTTTATTTGTAAAATCTCCCCAAGATTGACAAGATGCACCTTTAAGTTGTAAATTAGCAAGTGAGCCATCTTCTAACATAATGTAAATTGATTTTACATAGTGCGCTCCCGATGCTTTTACTTTCTCTTTAATATCAGAATAAAGACCTTTTGCAATTTCATTACCTTTAAACGGTTTAACGGTTAATATTTCTTTTGAAATAAACTTAACCTCGTTAGAATAGATTGCGCTTTGGCAAGAATCAGACCAACCTTTTACGCAATGAAGTTCATCGAGTGCTAGGAATTTTAAAGGCAAAGGAATTGGAACTTGTAATTTAGTTTCTTTATCGTAATAAGAAAACTGTTTGTCATTTGATTTCCATTCAATGAATTTAGTTGAAGGATTTGACTGGGGTTGAGCGAATGCGCTCCTTCTGTTTGAAGTATTCATAATTTTATTTTTTAGAGTTCGATTAAAGCAGGCGAACCCTTCCTGCTGTTATTATGAATTGTAAATATACAAAATTAAAAGCTAATAGCCAAACTACTTTTACGTGGAGTAGTTGAAACCTTTGGAACTTCATTACCGTATGCATCAAACATATCCTGTTTAAGAGCAAGTTTTAATAATTCAGCCCTATCGTCTAATTCTTTTTTAATCGTAGCGTAAATCGCATCTTCTGCATAGTTAATAGTATCGCCACCACTTCTGAATGTACCTTTCAATCCGTAGGCTTCAAAATTTTCTTGCGGTAATACTTTTAATAGTTCAGCATTAATAATATCTAATGCTTCGCCCATTCTTTTAGCTTGTGCTAATAACTCAAATTTGTCAATTTCTCCAGCATCTAAAATTTCGCTAATAAACTTTTGGCTTGATAACTGGATTTCCTTTTTAGTTGGAAGGAAATTAGATGTTTGAACTTCCTGTTCACGCATCAAAAAAAATAAATCTTTACTCATAATTCTATAAATTAAAAATGCCTTTTTAATACTAGCTAAAATGGTACTTTAGCGTTCTTAAAAAGGCTGTTATGTTTTTTATCTAGAGAGTACCATTCTCTTTTTATGATGTGCAAATATATATTTTTACATCGAACTATCAAAATCTTTTCTAATAATAGTATCTATTTTTTTACTCATATCATTAAAATAAGTAGTTTTTTGTAATGTATCAGATGTTGCTAATTCATTATTTAACTCCTCAAATAAAGTAATTAAATCAAATTTAGCTTTTTTCATCTTTGCTGTTGTTGGGTTTAAATCGTCTAGATTTTCCAACATTAAATGCGATAGGCATACTAGTTTATGCATTAGGGTATCTTTACGTTTACTCATAATAATTAATTTGATACAACATCTAATTTCTGCCAACATTTTGACATATTGTAACCTGCCCAGTAAAGCTCATACTTAAAAATCTGTTGTTGTGTAGTTTTGTTGTAAAATTCATAGCCTCTAACGGACTTGCAAAATTCTAGGAAGGATTGATTCATTGTGTTTGTTTTAAATTATAATGAATTTTTTTTAAATTGTTCAAGGTATTCAATAATATAATTTTCATTTATTAAAGCGTCTTTAATATTACATAATATTGCTTGTTGTGCTTTAAATACTTCTTCCTCACTATAAAACTTATCTTGTGCTAATTTATAACCAGCAATAAATGAACCATAGTTATCACCAGCTGTGTCATTATTATTTGACCATTTATGACCATTTATATCAAATACCCATCTTTCAGCAGATTCTTCAATTGTTTCTTTCATAAACCTTTTTCGCTTTTAAATAATAATAATAAATCTCTTGTTGTTAATTCTTTTTTAAAAAAATTTTTATTTGTTAATAGCCATTCTCCAAAATCAATCATATAATGCTCATTTATATTAGATATAGTATCATATAATTGTTTTTTAGTAATGCAATCGTCTATAACTCTTTTAAATACTTTCATTTAATATACATATTTAAAATTGTAACTGCTTCTTCAAGTTCTTCTAATTCTAATTCAATATTTACTAAATCTGAATGTATAAATTCGTTTTCGCTTGTCATTTCTACATTATCAAATATTTTATCCAATTTATTATAAAGTTCAGTTAATAATTCACATCTTTTTTCAAGTGCTTTAATTGCTTTTTTCATTTCATAATACTTTTAATAAAGTTTACTATTCCGTATATTACTGTAAATATAACCCCTATTGAGATTCCGATTATTATTGAGTGGTAAATCATAATTTCATTTTAAATTGTTCGATACTTTGTCCTGTTGTTATGCAAAATTTTAGTTTCTGACTTACATCGTTTATAACTTCTAATTGTTCTCTTACTGATGAACCGCTTTCAATTAGTAAAGCGACAATCTGCATTGCTAGGTTGTGAGTTCTTTGTTGCTTTGGTGTCATAATTTGTATTTGTCGAATAGAAATTTAACAATTAACATTCCTGCTATGGTAAAGAATATACATATTCCCAACCCTATTGCTATTGATGGCTCTAACTCTTTCATGGCGTTACAATTTCATATCCATTAACTTCTAAGTTATGAATAGGTTTATAATAGTTAGGATCGCTTAATTTTGCTTTAAAAGCAAGTTCTTTAAACTTTTCCATTTCAATATTTAGTCTTTCAACTTCTTTCTGTAAGGCTAATATTTGAGCCTTATATTGTTCCATTAAATCATTCATAGTTTTAGTATTAGTTTTCCGATTGTATCGATAATCCTAGCTTTTTCATTTTTCTCATCAATTGTCAAATTTCCCTTAAATTCCAAATTAATCAGTTCTTGAAAGTTGTAATGCAGCAAAGTACTTATCTCATCAAGTTCAAAGGCTAAACGCTTCAAAGGTATCGTTTTAGCCATTTCCATTAGTTTCTCGTTAATCATTGTAGCTTTGTAAATTAGTTATACATTCGTCCTCAAAGTCGTAAATCTGACAATTCAGCAAATCGCTTGCATCGATGCCGTTTAAAGTAATGTTATAGATTTCGTATTCATCATACTCCTCAGGCTCCTCGTGTGTAGCAGGACAACCTTTTGAAAAGGTATAATTAAACTCGAATTCAAAACCTTTATAGGTTATACTGTGGCTAAGTGACATAATTCTGAATTTATTTGGTTAAACATTTCGTTAAATTCTTGTTCGGTGCATACTTCGTATGTACTTGCAAAAGCTAAACTCGATTGCTGTATTTGAACACCTTTGTAGCCAGCTAAATTAGTAACAGCAATACAATGATCTTCTGAATAAACTTTGTAATAATGACAAATAGTTTTTGTAAAATAAGGTAAAGTTATTTGTACCTTTTCTTCTAGTGTTTTTTTAATGCTAATTTCCATCGTTTTAATTTTTTAATGATTAATAATGAGCAAATGTAATAAAGTTAATTTAATTAAATGCAATTAAATGTAATTATTTTTTATTATTTAAAATTTGTAACTCAACTTTCATAACATTTATCATTTGAGAAACTACATTACAGATTGCATTTGATTGAGGAATATAGTCTTTATCTGTTTTAACTTTTTCTAAAGTATCTAATAAAGTTTGTTTAATATTAGATGTTACAGCAATTCCTTTTACTTCTTCTTTTGGTGTTATTTCCATTGGTGTATATATTTTAGGTGTTTTTATTTTTACTTCTTGTAATTCATTAATAAAAGGCTCTACTTCGTTCTCAAAGAAATTCATAGTTTGCCTATTCGTAAAGACAACAAATGAAGTGCCTACATATTTAACTTTAATAATAGTAATATTTTTACCTTTATACTCAAATTCTTTATCTATTAAATCAATTAGTTTTTGTAGCATTTCTTATTTCTCTTTTTAATTGTAGTTGTAATCTGTAAATTTCTATTAATTCTGTAGTTATATTTTTAACGTCAATTCCTTTTGACTTAACTATTAATTCTTTTATGTAACGGTCATTAAGATTATCAATATCTTTTTTATTTCGGTTATTATTCCAAACTTTACTTTTAGGTTTAAAGTTTCTACAACGCATATAGTTTATATATTCTTTAGAATTTTTATATCTATAATCGTGATTAGATTTATACCCTAATTCAATAAGTTTTAAACGCCTTATTTCTTTTTTTTCAATCCAATCAATTCTTTGACATTGTTTACACTTTGAACTGAATGTATTTTTATTAGGATAAAAATAGAAATTAGTATTATTTACATCAAAAATAGTATTGCATTTACGACATAATTTTTCTTTCATTACCTGTATTCCTTAGTAATTTCCTCTATACTTTTAAGTATTTCCGCCTCACAATCTGCGACTATTAGCGGATGAATCCGTTTAACTACTGTTCCTGTTTTGTACTTCTTTTTTGCGCCTGCTCCTTTTGGGTTTTTCATCTTATTTAGTTTTAAATGTTTCGTTGTAGTATTGTTCTCCTACTAATGGTAAATTAGATTCAGGGTAATCAATTCCGTTAATTGTACCTTTATTATAACCATCAATAATCTGTTGCTTTTCCATTTCTAATAACTTTTCAGCTTCAAATTGCGCAAATCTTAACATTGTATTAGATATGTCGCTTTCCTTTCTTTTTTGTTTAATTATTTGAATTAATTCTTGCATTGCTGTTTTCATAATTTCCCTATTTCTTGTTCAACTTCTTGCCAATAATCCAATATATTATAAACATAATTTCCGCCAGTAATATTTATTATTTCATCTAACTGGTCTAATATTTCATTTACTGCTATTAAAGAATGTTTTTTACCTTTTCTTTTAATTTCTGTAAATCCAGTTAATTTTAATTGAATTTGTAAACTATTTTCACTACTTATATACTTTTCGTATAATTCTCTTGCTTTTTCTTTTGGTGTCATAATTAATTTGTTTTAAATTTCTACAAATATATAAATTTAATTTAATTAAATACATTTATTAATAAAAAAACTCGATGCAATAATTACACCGAGTTACTATTCCCCCTAAAATAGTATTTTAAAGCATAGGAAACTTAAGATAGCCTTTGTAATATCGATATGCAATATATAAAGCAATAAGAATAATCAACCAAAGCCACCAAAATGACAAAACAAAAGTACTCCAGTTAAATTGTGGTTTTTCAGTTAGCTTTTTAATGATTTCTTTATTTACTGCTATTTCATTATTCAAACTTGAAACGCTATCTTTTAAGGTTGCTATTTCAGTATCTTTTTGCTCTATTTTACGCACTGTTTCTGATTCTTCAATAATAGACTTGTCTTTTCTTTTATTTGTCTTTATACGAACGTTTTTAAAAGTCTTTGTTTTACCGTTTTCATCTGTAAAAGTGCTTACTTCTTTTGCATCAATAGGTTCCAATTCTAATTCATCAGTAAAAACATTTACAATCGTTTGCTTTTTCTTTTCTGACAAGCTATCGATTTTCGTAGATTCTTTTATAGTTTCAATTTCTTTTAGTGCCACATCTATTTTTTCAGTTGAAACGCTATCAATTTTAATATCGGATTTATTAGTATTCCGAGCGGAGCAACCGAATAATAAAAAAAGAAATAATACACCAACTACAATTAAATAAGAATGTTTTTCGATAAAGTTTAGTTTTGTTTTCATTTACCTTTGTTTGCTAAATAATAAAATACCCATATTAGTTTTGATCTTAACACTTCATAAAATACCCAAATTAGGATGTACTTCATTTCTCTTTCAATTTTTGAGGTGGCTTCTTTAATTTAACCTCTGACTGCATTCTTACTCTTACATAATAATACCCTATTTTATGCCATTCTCTACCATATTTGTCGAAGTAAACTCTTTCAAATAGTTTGAGATACATTAATCGAATAC